TCACCGCAGCCGTAGGTTCAACCGCTAGCGCCGTGACCTGTACGCGGCCTTGGCGCAGCGCACCAGATTCGCTGAAATGGTTCATCGTCTCGATTTCCTCGACGTTGTAGACCAGTGCGGGGTATCCACCGTCAGCCGGCCTCTGCGCCAGCGAGATGCGATCACCCGTGATGGCCTTGACCGAGGCCACGTTCAGCAGGTTGGCAATGACAGCTTCAAGGCTCACAGCCGCGCCACCTCACGCTTAACAGCCGCCACAAAGGCATCGACCGCAGCCTCTTGCTTGGCGTCGAATGCCGGCTTCATGAACGGGCGCGCACGCGCACCCGGCGTGATGACCTTGCTGCGGAACGCGAACTTGCCTTTGGCACCCTTCATCGGAATCTTCAAAAACTTGACCGTAGGGCGCATCTCAAACTTTTCTTCAACCACCTTGTTGCGCTTGATCTTGCGCGACACCAACACTTTGCGCATCTCGCCCTTCTTCGGCGTGATGACGTAAGCCTTGCGCTTCGACTTCTTGCCCGTGCCGATGTAGTTGGCACCGGCACCCGTCTCCACAATGTGAGCGAACCATGCCGGCGAGCGCCGACCACCGGCCTTCACCGTAGCGGTCGCCCTGCCCCGCTGACCATCCGTGTTTAGGCGCACCGAACGCTTCACCTTGGCGAAGCCACGCGGCACCCGCGACTTGGTCTCGTCGAACAGCACCTTGGCACCTTGGCGCAGCGCGCGACGCAGGATGTTGCGCTCCATCTTGACCGGCACCTGCTGCATCTTGGCGTATGCCTGTTGAAGGCCAAGCACCTTGACTTGCATTAGTCCACCACGCCTTCGGTCGAAGTCTCGGTGCAGGAAAAGATGATCCAGTGCCGGTTCTCGTCCAAGTCTCGAATGGCCACCACGTTGAGGATTCGCTCCCCAGCCGGGTGCGGATACACAAGCCTTGCCCGGCCCGCATTGCTGGGTGCCGCAAAGTCTGCTCGATACCGCACCGCAACCGTGTGCGACAACTCGGTCTCCACCGCCAGCCCCTGCTCCTGCTCGCGGCCAGACACCGTGCGGATGTTGGCCCACACCGTAGCCACGGTGTTCCACGTCAAAGTGCGCTGACCAAACTGGTCAAGCACCTCAGACCGAAGCTGCACCGTGACTTGACGGTCAAGCGAGCCAATACGCACTTAGACACCCTGTCCCAAACGATGCGGAGCCAGCAGCGCATCCACACCCTTTGGCAACTCCGTGGGAACCACACCACTGCCAGTGACATTTACCGCCTCGCGGTTTTCATACCAGTGCCCAATCAGCAGCAGCATCGCTTGCTTCAGAGCTTTTGGAACTCTATCCATGCCGGCCACCAACTCCACCACGACGCTGTTTTCGCCACCCGGCGAGTGCGGCCAGTCGGTCAACTGCTTCACCTTGGCCGGTTTGGCAAACTGGTCCAGCGCGTAGTAGGACGATGGCAGCGCCATGTACGAATTCGGGAATGCTTCATAGCGCACTGCGGTGATGCTCTTCACCGGCCACACACCAAGGTCAATAGACCCACTCGGGAAGGCATCCATTGCCACCATCAAGGGGCGCTCGGCAATCACGATCCGGCAGTTCTGCTCAACATGCTCGCGCGCAGCCGAGATCAGGCCGCCAATCAGCGCGTCTTCCGGGTGTACGCCACCCACGACATCCACGCGCAGATGAGTGCGAGCCTCATCCAGCGACACCGGCTCAATGGCCGGGACATTGTTGTCCAACACCATCATCGCGCCACCCGCCTCTTGGGCAGTTCGGCAGGCGTCTCACGCACCACCTTGGTCTCGTAGGTCGCCTCTGCCTCGGCCCATCCAGACGCGATGAAATCGCGCGCTTGACCGTCAGACAATTCCACCACGTCGCCTGCAACCAAACGACCCAGCGTGTCGTGCAACAGCACCTTTGCTGTGACCTTCACTTTCATGTTGCTCCCCTGTTCGAGCCGCGAGGGAGGTTGCCCTCCCCCGCAGTCAGGTCATCAGGCTCCGGTGATGCTGCCGAAGTAGATGCCAGCCGGACGGTCAACGCCCAAGCCAAGACGCTCTTCAGCGCGGATCGTGACGAGGTTCTTCGTGAAGTCGTCGTTGACGTAACCCATCTCGACCACCGCACCCGAACGGGCGTACAGCACAGCCGAGTCGGACAAACGAGCGACGATCAGCTTGCCCGCCGGCAGGTAGGTGCTGATGACGACTTGCAGACCGAACGGGTTCATGCCGGCACCAGTACCCGGCAGACCGTACAGGTACATGCCGCTGGCCGCACCTTCACGGGTGCGCTCCATCGCGCCCCAATCAGCCGGGTTGACGATGACGGTATCCGGCGTGTTGCCGGTCGCCCACATCGTGTACTTGGCCTTGTTGATGGCATCGACCAGGTTGTCGCCGGCAGCAGCGGTGTAAGCCACAAAGTTGCCAGCATCGGTCAGGCCCGACAGGTTCGGGCTGGTGCCGTCGCCGTTGATGAGCTGTTGCTCGATCTTCTGCGCCAAGCCGTCGCGCAGACGGTTCTCGATGTAGGCCACAACCGCTGGAGCGTCCGCCATCAGCTGGTTGCTAATCTTGATGAAGTGGGCAACCGTCTCAATGGCGACGTTGTACGGCTCGAAAGTCATCGACGATTCGGGCTTGGCAGCGGTTTGAGCGGTGAACGCGGCAGCGTTGGTGTTGCTGGCTTCGCGCAGGCTGTTGACCATGTTGCTTGAGACTGGGATGGTGCGAAGCACGTCACGAACGGTCAGCGGCACAAACGAACCGGGGATGATGCCGGGGCGCTGCTCGGGAAACACGGTGCCGGCCGCAGAAGTGACGGTGTTCTTCACCTCTAGGCGAGCGCGTTGCACCTCGCCTTTGACGAGAGCTTGGTACTGCGCCGACTTGACGAACTCTTCGCCAGCCGAGAGCTTGGCTTCGCTGGTCTTGAGGCCGGCGGTCTGCTTTTGGGCGATGTCGTTGACGGCGTCGTTGAGCGACTTGTACTGATCGGCCAGCGACTTGACCTCGTTGCGGATTTCGCCATCGGCCTTGCCGGATTCAATGAGTTGGCCTTCAAACTTGTCGATGGCTGCACTCAGCTTGGTTTCAACCGACTTGAGGCCGGTCTCAATAACGTCTTTCAGTTCCACGATGTTGCTTCCTTTGCAAACAAAAAGCCGCCTTGCGGCGGCCCGATTGGGGGAGGTCTGGAGGGTCAGGCGGCGAAGCTGGCAAACAGTGCTTGCAGCTCTTCCGCTGCCTTATGGTTGGCATCACGCTCACCGTGAGCCAAAGCCTTGATGCGCCCCACCAGAGCAGTCGCATCGGCCCGCGAAAACCCTCCAGCCTCACGCAGGATGGCTTCGCATTCTTTGAGAGACCCTGCCGCATCAAGCAGGCTCTTCACATCTTCAACCTTGGCACCCAGGTCAGCAGGTTCCTCGACCACGCTGATCTCGATGAGGTCGATCTCTTTGAGCAGCCGGCGATCCTCGCCAAGCATCTCAATCTTCTTGGGCCGGTAGCCGATGCTCATGCCATCGACCGCGCCATGCTGGAGGCTGGCGTACACATCGCTGGCAACCGAATGCTTAGGCGTCAACTCGCCCTCGACATACAAGCCCTTTTCGTCCACACGCAGCGATGTCCACTTGCCGATGACCGGCCCAAAGTGGTTCCAGCGCATACGGATGGGGCGGTCAGTCGCCTTGCGCCGGAGGGTGCGTTCGTAAGCCTTCGGATCGATGGTGTCACCGTAAGAGTCGATGCCACCGAACACAGACGCATACCCAGCGAAAGCCATGCGCGCGTCATCCATTTTCAGCTCTAGCGAATCGATGCTGATTAGCTTCGTTTCCATTTGCACCTCACATAACCCCGAGCATCATGAGAATCGGGACGTTCCTATTGTGTTGACTGACTACTGGCCGATCGACTGGAAACACCAAGTCATTCGGCACCGTGAACGGCTGGCCGCGCTTACGCTTGCGACCACCCGCCTGCTCCTCCACCTCGACAATCACGCCAAACGGCTGACCGTCCTCAGCCAGCAGAACGAGACCGTCCTCAGTAAGGAGGACGAACTCGCGGCGGGTTTTCCCAGCGGCTTGCCGTCCTGCCTGCTCCTCCACCTCGACAATCACGCCAAATGGCTTGCCATCCTCGGCGAGAAGGACAAGCCCGTCCTCGGTAAGGAGGAGGAACTCGCGGCGGGTTTTCACAGCGGCTTGCCGTCTTGGTCTACGGCTTGCACGCTATCCATTCGCTGCCACGGCGATGCAGGCAGCAGCAGCTTCTCCACCGGGTCAAACAGTCGCACCCGGTACCCCATCTTTTAGCCTCCGAAAAAGAGCGCATACGCCAGCGCCGATGTCTTGGTGTTATCGATGGCCGTTGCGCCTTGCGGCCCACGGATGTCAGTAGCCTGCGCAGCCGTAGCCACAAAGCCCGTGGTCCCAAAGTAGCTGCCCGTGGCAGGCTTCGTGCCGGTGCCCCCGGTCCAATCGACCAAGCGCAAGACACGGCGCTCGCCATCGTTTTCGACGGCAAAGATAGGCGACCAGCCGTTGGTGCCATTGGCCCCTGCTGCGCCTGTTGCACCAGCAGCGCCGGTTGCTCCGGTTGCCCCGGTGTCACCCTTGATGCCGCCATACGGCAGGGCGTTCCACGCGGCCGTGCCGTTGCCCAGCTTGAACTTGGCGGTGTCGGTCTCGAGGCCGAGTTCGCCAGCAAGCAGCACCGGGTTGGCGCTGGTCCAGTTGGCGGCGGTATCGCGGCGGAATTGAAATTGGCCCAGTATGCTCATCAGGCGTTCAATCCAAAGTCGATGCGCAGCGCGACGTGCTGCGGCATGGTGGCGGCGTTGCCGCCGTCAATGCTGATTTGCGGCGTGACGGTTGGCTCCAAGATGACCTCCGGCCCGGTCGAGGCGCGATAGGCCAGCTTGCCTCCCCTGCCGTATATCTGGACGAAGCCGGCGTCAGGCGCGGGCAGACTGGTGGTGACATCCGGAACCTCGATGTCTTTGTAGAAACGGTCAGCCACGCTTCTTCCTCTTCGGGCGCACAGGAGCGGTCGGCTCCAGCGCGAAGGTCTTGCCCTCAAGCGCGTCCAGACGGGCCTCTACGGCGCGCAGACGCGGCTCAAAGAGCGTTAGCACGGCATGGATGAACCTGCCGCGCTCAGAATTCGGGTGGGCCGCACCCAATGCCAGCATCTCCTCGATGTGCGCCAAGAAGTAAGCATCAAACGC